AATGGCAGTTTGAACTTCTTCTGCAATAACAAGTGGTACATAAACTTCTTCATTTGTTTCCCTTGACTCATGGTATAATTTGAGTGATTCATAAAATTCTTTCACTTTTTTATTGATTCGAATACGTTTGGCGTCAAACGATGTTAGATAAAGCCCTTCCAAACTTTTAACACGAGAAAGCGCCACATAAGTTTGTCCACATTCGAAAATACCACTTCCGACATCAATTTCTGCAGCATCTAGAGTTGCACCTTGAGATTTATGAATGGTTAATGCCCAAGATAGAATCAGAGGAACCTGAGAAACACCAATACCAGGAATTTTATCACTTGGCCAAATATGTTTCGTCATTACCATCTCAATACCATTATTATATTTAACTTTTGGACAGCCAGAAACTTCACAATAATCTGTAACAATACCTTGACTTCCATTACAAATCAAAATATCACCAAGTTCCGACTTAATATTAATAATACACATTACTTGTGCACCTATTTTCAATTTCATTTCTTTTTCACACATTAAATTACCAGCTAAGAAGTCTAATTCAATCTGTATATCATGGTCACTAAATTGTCGTCTAATTTCCTTCTCAGACTTTGTCATTTCTAAGTCCTTTATGTAGCGAATTTTGTATTCTTTTTCGTCGCCATGTAGTGCCGACATTTTTGAGATGTTGATTTGTTCTACCTTGTTCTTTGTAGGGAACAATTTCGTAGGTTCGGCCACTAAATTCGGCGCCAATTCTCGCCCTACATACTGAAGGAGTAAATCATTTGATTTGCGCTTAATTTTTCCCTCGCGAATTTGATTCAAAATTGTTGAATAAATTTCATCTGTTTGTCTAAAGATTTTTTTAAGCTCTATTTGGTTGTCACGATGAAATACCGAGTTCCAGTCATCGCTTTCAAAACAAAATCGCTGTGTATCTAAGTCATCTCTATCGCCTACTGGAGGTAATTGATAAAAATCACCTGAGAATATGAGTTGAATTCCTCCAAAAGGTTTTTGATTTTTTCTTACAGCTTTTCCTATTGCATTTAACATATCAAATAGCTTGAGTGAAAGCATACTTACCTCATCTACCACTAGAATTTCTGTTTCCTTCCAAATTTTCTTTAAAAATTGATTTTTTTTAATTTTTAAAATATAACCTTCAGTTGTACCTTGACCTAAACCAATTCCAGCCCATGAATGAAGCGTTTTTGCCTTACAATTTAAAAGAATCGATGCACAACCTGTTAATGCTGTTACATGGATATCTTTCCATGACGAATTTGCATGCTTGAATATTTGTCTAATTAATGCCGATTTACCTGCTCCACCAGGTCCAGTAATAAATATGTTCTCACCTCTAACATATTTATCAAATGCTATTTGCTGTTCTCTTGAAAGTTCCATATATTATATTATGTCATTGTTTTTAATATCGTTTTATATATCAATTTTATTTAATATTCAATCCAAGTATAAGGTCCACTGCCTTTTACATTTAAATTTACCTTCAAGGGTTCCACTTCTACTTCTAATCTTTTACCATAAACTATCCAATAAAAATTGCAATTCTTACCATAAACAGTAAATTTATTGTCTTTAATTCTTGAACATTTTAATGTTATGTCTTGTAAATTATTGTCATCATAAATTGGCGTTAAATGTATTGTAAAATCTTTTGCTAATTTATCAACATATTTTGGTAATTCAATTACAGCATAACTATTGTTAGTTATTTGATCTTCACCACGATAATATACGCCCGATTCTGGACCCTCTAGACAAGCATGGACCAAATATTTATTACTGTCAATAGGATGATCTATTACAAATGTTTTACCCGAGCCAGTTGGACCAGTCGGCCCATTATATGCCACTTGTGTTATATTTATAGCTGCAGAAGGAGTTGATGGATATGTACCATTTGTTGAAGCACTAGTAGCTAATAAGTTAAAAGAAGAAACACCACCAGTAGGAACGTAAATCCATAATCCTAATTTATCACCAGCGTTTAAGCTTAATATTGTTGCATTTATTGCAACTATTTCTATATTTGTAGAAGTATTAGCTCCTATTAAACTATATTGAAAATTTGAATGAGGTATAGATACACCATTTTTCTTAAACCAAACATCAAACAGTATTGGTTGATTGTTTGCTCCTGTTGTTAAAATTTGAAGTAATCCTTGAACTAAATATATACCTGAATAGGTTGGTATTATATTAGTGCTTGAATCAAATGTTATGCCATTATAAGTTAAACTATTATTAAAAGTAACCTGCACTCCGCTTGCATCAAAAGGAATATTTTGACTTACATCAGAATATATATTTGCATAATATCCAGTTGCACCACCAGCACCTTGGGGTCCTGCAACACCAGTTGGTCCTGTCACGGTACTTGCAGGTCCTGTTGGTCCTGTATTTCCAGTTGGGCCAGTTACTGTACTTGCTGCACCAGTCGGTCCTGTTCCAAGCGGTCCAGTCGGTCCTGTATTTCCAGTTGGCCCAGTTACTGTACTTGTTGCACCAGTCGGTCCTGTTCCAAGCGGTCCAGTCGGTCCTGTTACTCCAGTTGGTCCATTATATGCTACTTGCATTACAGTAAATATTACAGATGGAATAGCTGGATTTATTGTTCCTGCGGCTCCTGTATCTATACCAATATTTGTATTATCAGTTGACCATATTAGTTGATAATAATCACCTGCATTTACGCTTAGCATAAAATCCCATGCTGCAACAACATAAGGATTATTTGATTGTACCGTAACTTTTGTATCTGTGCTTGGAACATTTATTCCGTTTTTTGATAACCATATATTAACTGTATTACCTGAACCACCACCTCCATTATTATGTAATTGAAGTGAAAATTGTAAATCATAGACACCTGAATAAGCAAATGTTATTTTACTTTTATTACCTGAAGCATCAGTTTGCATACTGATACCATTTGCTATATCTTGGTTTTCAGCATATATTGGATATGCAGTATCCGTCACATTGGCAGATTGGTCTGTAGAACTATAAAATGATGCGTAATATCCAGTTGCACCACCAGCACCTTGGGGTCCTGCAACACCGGTAGGCCCAGTTACTGTACTTGCTGGTCCAGTAGGCCCTGTATTTCCAGTTGGGCCAGTTACTGTGCTTGCTGGTCCAGTAGGCCCTGTATTTCCAGTTGACCCAGTTCTTCCTGTAGGTCCGGTTACTGTACTTGCTGCACCAGTTGGTCCCGTTCCTAGTGGTCCTGTAGGGCCTGTAAAGCCAGTTGCACCAGTTGATGAAGCTGTTCCTGGAATTCCTTGTGGACCAGTAACACCAGTAGGACCATATAATTCATTAAAATATAAAGGTCGTGCGTATGACATCGTATATATTTTTACTATATTTTATAATTTATTTTCCAAACTTGTTAATCTTCTCTCTAACTCATTAATTTTATTATTCTGAAATTTTATAGTATTTAATAATTCTACTGCTAGCAATTCATAACGAACTGATTGTAAACTACCATCTTTATTATATGATAATAAATGTTTTAATCCATTATTTTCTAAATCCTCAGCTATTAAACCAAAACAATCATATCTTTCACTATCAGGTGATTCAGGTTCTGTATATTGTTTTTTGTAATCAAAAAATACAGGATTTACATTTAATATATTATTACTTGTATCAGAATATAGTCTTATATTTTCTTTAAATTTTATACTAGATGCACTAGTTCCAATTGTTCCATTACTATTTATAAGAACTGTTCTTGGAGTACTTGTTGTTATTGCTTGAGCATGAACTGGTGTATTCATAGATGCACGAAACATAACAACTTGACTATAATCAGTAAAATTTATAAACGTATTACTTATCCCTCCCGAAAAAAAACTAGAAGAAGTTGTCCAATTATCTATTCTACCTGTTCCATCAGCACTTAATGTTCCGAGACCTTTCGACTCCGTAAAATGAGCAGCATTTATACCATTTCTAACTAATAATGGAGAATAAATAAATCCAGTATTTTCAGTTATTGTAGTAAAACCTGTTCCAGCTGGTCCCTGTGGTCCAACATCACCTTGTGCACCCTGTGGTCCAACATCACCTTGTGCACCCTGTGGTCCAGCATCGCCTTGTGGCCCTTGAATACCTTGAATACCTTGAATACCTTGTATACCCTGTGCACCCTGTGGTCCAACATCACCTTGGATACCTTGTGGTCCTTGGATACCCTGAATTCCTTGAATACCTTGTGGACCAGTTGGTCCCGTAAATCCAGTAAACCCTCTCGCACCAGTTGCACCAGTATTTATCGCAGAACCTGGTGTTCCTTGTGGTCCTGTACTACCAGTAAATCCTTGTGGCCCAGTTGGACCTGTTACTGTACTAGCTAAACCATTTGCACCAGTTGGGCCAGTAAATCCTGTCATCCCAGTTGGACCTGTTACTGTACTAGCTAAACCATTTGCACCTGTCTGACCGGTTTGACCTCTTAATCCAGTCGGGCCTGTTACTGTGCTTGCAGCACCTGTTGGACCTGTATTTCCTAACAATCCGTTTGTTCCAGTTGGCCCAGTCGGTCCTGTATTACCATTTAATCCTTGGATACCAGTTGGTCCCGTAAATCCAGTTAAACCAATTGTATTTGCTCCAATATATTCAGTTACAGTTAAGTTAGCAAAATCATTATTATCAATAATTATATTACTTGGTATTCTAATTGTAATAGTATGTAAACCTGCTGAAATATTTTCAACATTAAAAAAGAATGGTAAATTTAAATGATTAAATGTAGTATTATAATAAAAACTCGTTGTAGCTACTATAATACCATCTATTTTCATATTAAAACTATATAATGCTACTGTATTTGTATATGCTGTAAAACTACCAGAAAATACTAATAAACCTCCAGATGATGTATAATTTGCAGTCCAATTTGCTACATCAGTTGGACCATTTAAAGAGGTTGATACTGCTTGTCTATTTACAAGTAATTCAGTTACTTTAATTAGACCTCCAGAAGGACCTGTTGGACCAGTAAATCCAGTCAAACCTCTTGGACCAGTTGCACCGGTATTTGTTGCCTGACCATCAGCTCCAGTCGGTCCAAATGGTCCTGTAATTCCAGTTGGCCCTGTTAGACCTTTATTAGCTAAAAATACTGGTTTTGAAAATGACATAATATATTATATAAATAACAATTATTTAACAAAATATCTTAAATAAATTTGTTGTATATATTATATATGAGCTTTGATTTAAATATTGATAATTATACAAGAGATGAACTAATAGAAATGTTTGAATTACCAGAACATTTTGATAGGAATATTGTTGAAATTAAAGAAGCAAAATTGAGAGATAGTATAATTCATAATAAACAAATTAAAAAAGATACACAAATTCAAACTATCAATTTCTTGACAAAAGCAAAAAATATTATATTAAATGAACCAAAACAACAAAATAAATCATTTCAACAAAAAATTGAAGATTTTTATAATTCAAGTTATGAATTAAAAACATCGAAACTTGATGACCCACAAGAACATATGATTCAACTAAGACCAGATAAACCATATCTCTCCTCATTTCCTAGCGAGTTTTTTCCAGGTATTATTAATCCTCTTAAAAAGAGAACAATAAGAAAAAATTTAAATATTGATACACGTTTTAGAGATAATTATTATGCTAATTCATCTACAAATTTTAACCTAGCACTACCAACTAATTTTAATGATGTTGTCCAAATGCAATTAACATCTATTGAATTACCTACTACTTTTTATGCAGTTTCTAAACAATATGGTAACAATTATTTTACAATTACAGTTCATTTAAGCGACGGGACAATTGAAAGCAAAGTAATAAATATTCCAGATGGAAATTACACACAACAAACAATTATGGATATAATAAATACACAATTAAGTCTTTCTTCCACTCCATTTAGTTATATATCATTTATTGTAAACTTGTCTGGAACACATACAGGAAGCGCACAAACACTTGTTGGTCTTAATGCAACACATACACCTACACCTACTCCATCAGTAACCAGTTTTGAATTAAATTTTCAATACGATAGATCTGGAATAGACGATAGAAATACTCCTTTACCATTAAAATTAGGTTGGGCTCTTGGTTTTAGAAATGGTGTTTATGTTGGAAATACGAATTACGTCTCAGAAGGAGTAGTAGATATGACTGGACCTAAGTATTTATTTTTAGTTGTAGATGATTATAATACCAGTGTAAATAATGGTTTTTTTAGTGCTTTCAATGCATCTGTATTAAATAAAAATATATTAGCTCGCATATCATTGCAAGCAAGTCCATTTAATATATTAGAGCAAAATAATTTAAATATTGTTACAACACCGAGAGAATATTTTGGTCCTATAAATATCAATAATTTAACCATTCAATTACTTGACGAATATGGTAGAATAGTAGATTTAAATAATATGGATTACAGTTTTTGTATAACGCTTACAACTGTTTATGATATTTAAACGTGTTAACGAACAGATATTCCAAATTCTAAAAATATTTCTTTAAATTTTTTATTTATATATCCTGCCAAATATGATTTTGATTCTGGACATATTAATTTCTTAGTCTCTGTTTCCCAATTTTTTATTTTTTCCTCTCTTAAATAATCAACTAATTTTTTTATTATTTGTCGTTTTACAACTTCTTCTTGTTGATCTACTTTATCAAAATTTGTTTTGTTTACTCCTCTTTCAAAACAATCTTTTATTGACTGAAACGCATTATTATAATCCTGATCCATGTACTGACTATAATCAAACTTTGTAATACCTGTACATTTTGATACATATAAATTACTGTAAACATTTAAAATATTTACAAAAAATGATATTTTATTTTTTATAATACTTCCATTTTCAACATCAATTTCTAATAAATATTTTAAATTTTCTAGAGTACATTTGTTATAATTAATTTTGTCTTTTTCCAAATTTCCTTTTAATTCTATTAGAATTTTATATGTTTCATTATATTTTTCATTTTTTTGTTCTTTTTTCAGTAAATCTCGAAACTTTTCTTTTATTTTTTCACATTTTATGGCTTGATCACGACTTGCTTGCCTGACACCAAAAAAATCACCATATCCTGTGCTACTTGATTCACACGATTTATTTAATGGATTATCTATATTTAAAATACCTTTATAAACAACAGAATTTATTAAAGGTTCATTATCTTCAATTTCATAACGTAAAACGTTTACTAATTCCAATTTAGACCTATCTAAACCATAACCTGTTAAAAGACCTGATACAGTTGGTCCATATGTCCCAAGATAATAATATAAACTAGCAGCTGTTAATCCTGGTATGCCTATAAAACCACCTTTATATTTTTTATTTTTAACTGTTTTTTTATTTAACATACTTTTTCTTTTTATACTTTTTCTTTTTATACTTTTTCTTTTTATACTTTTTCTTGTTATACTTTTTTTTGTTATACTTTTTCTTGTTATACTTTTTCTTTTACCACCTGTTGGGTGTACTGGCTTAAAAAAACTAGTTATATTTTTTAAACCCTTTGTAATACTATTTAATAATGCTTCATTTTGAGCAAACGAATCTGTTGGAATTGAATATAAATTCTTTGCATCTTTTCCAATTATTTTATTTATATTATAATCATTTTCTGTAATAAAATTATACTTATTTAATGTGACAATTTTTAAAACATCATTTGTAATACTGTCTATCATAATACCCATAAATGTATAATAAGATTTTTCATCTTGTGTTTTATCATCTCTAAATTTTGTTGTTCCTGGAACTACATCATATGTCATTGTTCCAACAAATCTTTTTATCAAATTTTGGGATGAAATACATGTAGAAATTAAAATATAATAAAGTATTATCAGATATTGAAAATTAGTTGAAAAATAAAAATTTTTATTATTTATATAAATTATTTTAACAGCAATATAATAAGCTTGGATATTTAATAAATATTGCTTACAATCAAACTTGTCTAAAATTAAAATAATATTATCATAAATTAAAGATGTATTATCCTTATATTTATCAATAATATAGAGTATTTTCTCAGAAAGTATATTAAACAATTCATTACTATATACTTGATTTCCTAATGTTAAGGTTTCTACTATATTTCGAATATCATCCTTATTTAAATATTTACCTAGGTTTGGATAATATTTAACTACATTATTAGCATAATTTTCTTCATAAGTTTCTATAGTTTTTTCTATAACAATACCATTAGAGTTAGTTTTTTTTAAAATTTGAGTAACAGTTTTAGGTTTAACCTGAGTGGTAATTCCAGATGATAATTTACTTAAATAATATAATATTAAGTCATCTTCTTTTTTTTTTAAATATATCCAATCTATTTTAAATTTTTCACCATTTTCGTCAGTCTCTTCTAAATTTATAAAAAATTTAAAAAAATTATTTATGATTTCTTCATAATTCTCTTGTTGTGAATTTGATTGTATATTAGATGTTATATCCGTTGGTTCCGTATTAGGCTCAGCAGTTGGAGCACCTGTCGGTTCCGTATTAGGCTCAGCAGTTAGAGCACCTGTCGGTTCCGTATTAGGCTCAGCAGTTGGAGCACCCGTCGGTTCCGTATTAGGCTCAGCAGTTAGAGCATCCGTTTGTTCGGCTGATGCGATAGGAATTTTATCATCTGGTCCATGAGGCGTTGATATGTATTCTTCATTATCTTTTGGTATATATTGTAATTCAGACTTCAATATATCTTTAGGTTCTGCCATTATTATATAATATTTATATTTTATATTTTATACTTTAAATATCACCTGTTAATTTATATTTTAACCATGATGCAGGTTTTATCTTAGTCCCACCATCATATTTAACAGCATATCTCTCTTTTAATAATAATTCATTTAAATGAATGTCGCCAATATAAACATCTGCCAAAATTCTTCCATATTTCTCAGACTCTACATTTTCTAATCTTACATATTTATTAAATACTAAATTATAAACAAATTCACGCGCTAATTTAGCAGCTTCTTTTTCATCATTTGAAACGTCCTTACCTTTCATTTCAGGGGTATCAATACCATTTAAGCGTACTGATAAACGATATAATGGTGATTCATCATAAGGTAATTTGGATGCAATAGTAATTGTATCTGCATCATAAACCTTTATAACCCTACCACCTTTAATTGGAAACGTAAACTCTTGGGTATCTTCCCATTTAATATCACAACCATCTTCCATATAATTTCTCTCTATTTTATTAATATTTTTTTGTTCAGAAATTTTTGATTCAACATTTTCTTGAAAATTCGCTTGATTAGTTCTAAAAAAGAACTTTAAAGGATTATGTAATCTTGGGAGTGTAAATTGCATCTTCAGTTAATTATTAATTTACAGTATATTATTAAATCAATTTTTAAATTTAAAAATATCTAGATAAATATATGTCGAGACCATTTGCTAAAAATAATGGAAAAACCACTTTTGCTCAATTTAATGAACCATTGGATGCTGGACAATATACTTTAATTAAAAAAACCAAATATTCATTTTGTAAACCTGATTATTGTCATCCAAACAAAAATTTATATTCACAAAGTAATTAT